CTATCTGATCCTGAAATCGCTCAGCGCCATCTGATATCGCTCGTGCACGAAGCTGTGGATCGCCCATGGGCAGATCCAGCAGTCCGCGCGTAGGATGGGCAGGCCCGCTTCCTGCCCATTTTCCGCCAGGAAAAGAGAGGAATTCCTTTCCGAGATTTCCACAGAGGTCATGGATGAAAAAAAGCCCCCTGCTGATACTGAGCGTACTCCTCGCCGCGTGCGGCCCCGACAAGCTGATTTCCGACCTGCCGTCGCCGAACGGGCAATACCACGTCGAGGTTCGGAAATGCCCGGAGAAAGGTTCGATCACCTGGGGCGAAGAAATACAGGTCTCCCTCCTCGAAACCGGGAAATCGGAAAAGTGCCATGCAGTCGTGCGGTCGCTGGCGCAATTCGACCTGCGCGCATCCGCGGACCAATTGCAACTGGAGTGGCTGTCCGATACGGAACTCAGGGCCTGGCACCCTAGCTTCGAGCCCGGGAACCAACCGAACGGCTCGCGCCTGAAGCACGATGCGCCGGTGAAGATGGTCTTTGCGCCGAAGCGCTGAGCCGCTCGAAAAGCTGTCCTGGCATACCGACCATACGCCACGACAGTCGGAGGCAAGCCAAATAAAAGGTTTACGCGTCATTTCAGGACCCAGGTGCTTCCATTGCTCCATAGCTCGGCATACTGCCCATTGATCAAGGTCAGGCTGCTTCCTGTGTTGGTGTAGCTACCGTAGGTACTGCCCGTGATTCCTCCAGCCAGTGCCGTGACGTTGATGCTGCCGCTCGAACCATTCCTGATCCTGAAGACACAGCCCGAGGCAAGAGCGGCCTCCGGCAGTACGAATCCTCCGCTCCCCGTCAACTCGACCATTTGTCCGACATAATCCGTTCCTGCGATTGCTGAGGACGAGGACAAGGACACCATCGGCAGCTCGCTCCACCCTACGCCTCCTTGTACTTTCGTACGTAACGGCAAAACAGCAGGATAGCCATGTCGGTTGACGTAGACATTCCTCACCTTGGCGATTGTAGGAGCCGCCGCTATTCCCATGGTCCACACGGGTCGAATGAGCTGTTGGTTATCGTCGAAGACGGTCAGCCCATCCACTTCGAAATTGCCCTTTGGTTCAATCACTTCCATGGAGTCAGAAGAGTCCTGCCAGACTCCGCATCGATTTATGTTTCCCGTGGCCACGCCGAAGTTCACATTTCTTATCGTGACATCCCTGATGAGTACCGGCGCGTTTCTGGCGCTCCAGTTGCGGAAACGCATAGCGCTGCCAAAAGGCTCGTCGACAACTATGCCAACCAGTTGGATCAGACCCGACATAGTGTTTTTCGGAGAGAGGCCCCCTCCATATATGAAACCCACTCCGCCATTCTTCGCCCCGTATTGAGTAGCCGAACCGTCTCGTCGGGACTGGAATCCGGACACCCTGACGGAGACAGGGGAGTCCGTATTCGGGATGGTGAACTGGAGTCCGTTCCCAGCATTGCCCTCGCTCGAACAACCGATCAGGTTGATATCTTCGATGAAGTAACCGCTTCCTTCATTGGGCTCTATGTCGAAGGCCGCCCAGGGTCCATTGGCTGATGCACCAAGTCCATTGGTATTCGTGTTAGTCGCTCGGCAATTCAGCAGCGTCGCGCGCCTGGCATTGATGACCGAAAAGCCATTGCGTCCATTGAAGTTGCAAAGGACTCGGTCGATGCGTACGTCTTCGCTTGGTCGCCCCGCATCGCCGGTAACGGCCAATCCATCACCGGAGAACGCGTTGATTGTCAGGTCCTGGACCAGGACTTTTTTCGAGCCATAGATGAAAAGTCCATATCGACCTTCGCCGCTGCGTGCCTCGTTCTTCTGTCCATTGATCTGCATTCCATTGCCGAAGATGAACACATTGCTCTGTCCGGCCATGCTGATGAACGGCTGGACATCCATCGTCACCGTACCGGGCTCCTGGAGAATGACAGTCCGGCTGGTTCCGGCGATGATCTGGTCCGAACCGATAACCAATGGACCGGAGCGAACGGTCGCCGGGGGAAACATGGCCGTGTAACCGATGTGGGCCGCAGAGCCTTCGTTCGAACGGGTTTGTTGCAGAAGCTTTTGCGCTGGCGCGGTAGCGAGTTCCCCCGGCAGCCAGCCGAACCATTCGAGGCGAATACCATGGCCTTCGATTTTGCGGACAAAGCAGCCAAAGGCGGACGGCTCAGTTTCCCCCGAGCCATCCAGATAGCCAGCCAACCCCGTCTGGGCAGTGTACGCAGGAACAGTGGGGCTGATGATAGTCCCGCCGTTGTGGCGATTCCGCGCAACCGCCCCATCCCAGTAGAACCTGCCACCACCAGTGGTAATACCGGGTCTGTGGCCTTGAACGATGTACTCATGGGTGTAGCTTTGCGGAACATCTGGAAGATCGGCCAGGCTGGCTAAAACCATTGCCGATCTGCCTATAAGTGATGCGCCCTTTACGAGGTCGGTTTCGTCAATCAACGCATTCCATCGCTCATCGCTAGGGTCTCCTACTGTGGCCCCCACCATGGAACCGGTCGTGTCGTAGCTCATGCTTCCTCCTGAAAAATCCGTTTCGCACTTCACCGGGAAAAGGGCAGCCGCAATCGCCATGCTCCCTTGTCAGCAGCCCATGATATGACCGGGATCGTGACAAAGCCCCACCGCCCCAAGTCCTCTGAGCCCCATCGCACCGTGACATCAACTTCCGTCCCAATCTCGGCATCATTCCTGCGAAAACGAAGCTACGCTACACGGTTTACTGGCGGGGCCGGCTGAACGTCCACCCATTGAAATGGACAACGCACTCATTGCCCCAGGAAAATGATGAAACGGCCCTCATGGCTTGTCGCTCTGCGGGTTGAGGGGAAGTACATCGGGCTAGACGCTGGCAAGGACATAACAAAGCGGCGCCATCCACAGCACCAGGTTGATCGTCCATTGCAGCGCTCTTTCGCGAGCGCTCCCCAGCTTTCGCTGCTGGAGCACGAATGCCAACGCAGTGGAATGCAGCAACAGGGCGCAGGCAGGAAAGACCAGCAGGTAGGCGAACAGCCCAGGCGCATTCATATTGGGATAGCTATGGCTGTCGAGCGATCGCCAGTACGCCACCAGGAAAGCGCTCGCGACCGCGAGGCTGAGCCCCAGGCTGATGCGGCTATACCACTTCATCGATACCCTCCCGACGCGCCTTCCGGACCTACGCCGATCGTCCCGGAAAACGGCCCGATCCGCCTCGCCTCACCCTGCTTCAGTCAGAGCGGCTCAGGGCTTCCGGGGTTCGTTGCCGAGCAGACGATCGAGTTCGCCCATGACGCGATCGCTCTTGGCCTCTTCGAGCTTGCGCCGGGCCTCGGCGAGATTGGCCTGGGCGCGCTCCATCTCGACCATGCCGACGGCGGTGATCACCGCCTGCAATGGCACGCCCCTGCCGGTGGAGCGCATGCCATTGCGTTCGCGCTCCTGCGGCGCGCAGATGAACTGGAGGACAGCCTCATGGCTTTCGTTGGGCAGCGGGGTCCAGCCCTTGGCGAAGGTGAACTGGAGGCTCGTGGGTTGCCCGTTGTTGGAGAAGGTCTTGGCGTTGACCACCTTCACCTCTCGCGTATCGCAGCGGTACTGGTGCGCGCTGAGCAGATGGAAGGAGTCGAACAGCATGGCGATCTGCAACTGCCAGGCGTTTTCGATACCCGGCACCGGTGCCAGCGAATCGGCATCGGCCAGGAACACGTCAAGCTCGGCAGGGTCGTCGCCCTTGTGTACCACCCACCAGTCTTCGGCCCAGGCATGGCCGGATGCGGCCAGCAGCGCGGCGCACAGCCAAGTCGCGGCACTGCGGGAAACCTTGCGATATACGTTCATGTCACCTTCCTTGTGGGGAAATGCTTCCCTGCCGATCGTGGATAGGGGCGGCACCCGGCGCGCCCCTGAGCGAACACCCGCTATTTCAATGACAGCGGCACGCCCCAGACCGGGTCTTCCATGCCCTGCTTGCGCAGCGGCGTGATCTGCAGGGGCTGGAGCCTGGACAGCAGTTGCCGGTGCTTGTCGCTCAGGGCCCGCTGGGCGATCAGGGACTGGCTGAAGTCCATCGGCGCCGGCCAGGTATAGACGGTCAGGTTTTCCAATGGGCATTCGATCTTCTTCGGATCGATCGCCCGGCACTTCGACTGCTGGTACTTGTAGCCGGGGGTCTTCAGGTGCATGCGCGGGGCCAGCAGCAATTGCCCGCCCTGCACGGTGAAGCTGGCCAGCGCCTTGTCGACCGGCAGGCGCGCCTGGACCTTGATCGAGGGCACGTCGCGGGAATCGGTCTGCTGGTAATAGCCGGCCTGGGAGCCCTGGGTCGTCTGCGTGTATTGCTGCTCGCCCCAGCTCACGCAGGCGCCCGAGGCCACATGCACGGCGGTGCAGACCTTCTCGGTCTTGATCTCGCTGCCATAGGTGGCATCTTTCCAGACTTCTTCCCGGTAGTACTCGCGATACAGCTCGGGGGACAGGTACGCGGTGCCGTTGGCGCCATGGCCCGAACCGGGCGGACCGCTGCGGGCGCCGACCTGGTCGAGCAAGCCATGGATCTGGTAGTCGTCGCCGCCGGTCAGCAGGTACTTGCCGGGCGGCAGGATATGCACCTCGAAGGCCTTGAACAGATAGGTCTCGTCGGGCTTCCGCTGCAGCGCGTTGGTCTGGAACTTGCGGCCGAAGGTCACCTTCGGGTCCTTCTCGTACTCCCAGATCGCCGTTGGCGTCCACTGGGTCATGGTCAGGGCATCGCTCAGGGACTTGTGCGGCATCACGTCGGCCACCAGTACCACGGCCATGTTCCCCTTCAGCGCCTGGTCCACCAGTTCCAGCATCTGCGCGTTGCGCGGATCGTCCATGCTGCCATAGGCGCCCGAATCGAGTTCCGACACGCAACCGGAAAGGCAAAGCAGCAAGGCGGCGGAAAGGGCAAAACGCGGGCGGGGCAGTCTCATGCATCGATCCTTGATAGAGGCTGGTGCGGGTCGTCGGACGGCCCATCTTACTGGCCCCAGCCTGGATCGCAATATTTCAAATGAACTAGGTCGGCAGGGGCACACCGGCAAGGCCAGGAGCTGCCACGGCTCTCGTTGGTTCTACGCCTACGCAGACCTCCAGGCATTGGGAGCGGCGTTGCCTGGCAGGCCAGGCTCGGGAAACGTGCAGAAGAGTGGTAATCCCGCGCGCATTGAGGCCACACCAGTCTCTTCGGAGAGTTTCCAGATGTACCAGGCGTCAGCACTATATTACGGAGGTTTTGTCAGTGACTGAAAAACGGTCGCAGCCTACCCTTACCGCTGCAGTTTTTAATGGGCCGAGCAAGCTAGACCTCCTGCCCGTCCGGTAGATGCGATTCAGCAATCGCTCCGCTTGATTTCTAGTCAGTGGGCAGCTAAATCCATGCTCTGACCCGATAATACCCGGTAGCGAATCGAGTCGTGGCACTATTGTCGATTCCTCCGAAATATCCCGTGCCCCATACTGCCGCTCCAGTTCCAAGCCGAATATTCAAGCTACCCACTTCAACCTGAGCCCCACTGCCTTTATGCCCTCCATCATTGAAATAACTGGGCATGACAATGTTCCATGTTGATGGACTCGATGACCTTGCAAACTCAACGACCACCCGACGCGGCGACCTCTGGAGTCCATGACTCAGGGTATACAAACTATTTGAAGAAACAGAAAACCAGTCTGACTCAAAATCCGGGACTCCTCCCAGATACACTTCAAACTGATAAGCTCCCGACGTCGTAGAAGACGTCTCCCTGAATAGATTACCCAGTATTCTTCGACCTCCCAAAACGACTTGACTAGTATAACCGGAGGCGGCTGGCGCACTATACACAGGAACACGCTCCGTCCAGCCGGAGGAGCCTGCTACGGCTTTCGCCAGCAGGATTGTTCTGTAATAACAAAAATGAGTCGTTCTGTTCGTGTATAAGAGAACTACATGTGGTGTACCTCCCTCAGAATAAACATAGGAGAGAGAAGGGGCTACGAGAATATCGGTAGAGTCACCATTTTGTGCAGTCACATTACCCTGATCAGTCCATGTGCCGCCGTCGTCCAGACTTATAAACTGACGTAACGCTCCTCCGGCACCAGATCCTACTCTGGCTACAGCCAGAATTACGCCATCTCCCACAGGAAGGTAAGAAGTCTCATTGTATGGTGTGTTCCCGCTGTAGATCGTGCTTCCTTCGCCCCACGTTTCTCCGCCATCAGAAGACTCTAGCCATTTCAGTTCATAATTGACTCCCGTCGCCGCGTAAAGAGGAATCACATAGCGCGCCCCTACTTGAAAACTTTTTCCATGAGCAAAATTATAATCCGCCCCACCTCTAGCCAATGTGAATTTATGTATCCATGTCACACCTGAATCATCAGATACATAGACCTTCACCTCTCCTGTTTCATAAACCGTCGAGGCCGCGACGATCCTTCCGCTAGGCATCGTCCCACCAGCTACATCTCGAAAATCCTGTCCTCCCGCCTGGGCAACTATTGTAGGCGCACTCCAAATACCACCTTCCAGTTTACTGAAAACAACACGCCCATCACTACCACCTACATGCTCTGTTGCCCGCCTATATATTAGGTACAAACTTCCATCTGACAATATATCCATTTGGCCAAAATGATCATAATATGATTCATACAGAGCCTTTCCCACTAACCGATGCGGAATATCAAAATAAGTATTCATCCCTCACTCCTTCGGTCAAATTAGGCCAACACACTCGCCACCACTCAACAGCTCTACCCTACAAACCTTGACTACCCGGCCAACTATAAAATTCTTCAAAAATAAATATTGAAAAAAATTTCTGATGAAAAACTCTTGAATGAATACAGGTGCCGGACCGACGGCAGACTTATAATCATCTCGGCATCCCACCAGCCTCGGCTCTTGCACGCATTCACACTAGCACGCTCATCCCGCCCCTCCTCCACCTCCATACCTGATAAAATCCCTCGCCCTGCTCCGCTCTCCCTGCCGAAGTCCCGATGCGCCCAGAACCGACTACCACCCCCGCCACCCTCTCACGCCGCTTTTCCGTTGCGCCGATGATGGATCGGTCAAACTAGAAAAAGTTACCTAATAAAATCATATAGATACGAAATAAATTCAATTTGCTGTAGCAAATTCGTAGCAAGGCCCTCCAGGGCGAGCATTTTTTACCAGTCCCTCCACTGACACGACCGCTTCTCCTCCGACCAGCTTTCCACTCGTCGCCTCCTGAAGATAACTGTATATTCATACAGCATAATTTCCGGCCAACCCGACTGCCGGAGATTTCCATGTCCTACTCCGACCCTAGGCATTGCCACCATCAGCGCGTCACACAATGGCTTGCAGCGATGCGGCAGCATGCTGCCTGGCTGTACGCCGCGGATGAGCAGTACCTTTACCTTGTCGGCGAGGCCAACGAGCTCTACCAGTGCGGAATCGTGGACCTGCAGGACCGCCACGATATGGTCACGGATGCACTTGGCATGTACTCATGGGCGATCGAGCACGGCATAACGCGCGAGACGCACTACTGCGCCGACTGCTGCTACGACGTGATCGACGCCGGCAATGTCGTTGGGGCGGTGGATAGCGAGGGGATCTACCATGCGCCTGCTCCTGGGCGACAGCGCCTGGGCTGCATCAGCCGGGATCCGCTGGATGGAATGACCTATCTGCGCCTGGGCCAGGCGCTTGAGCGCGCCGGCGTCGTGCGTGGCCTGGTGATCGAACTCGACGCCGGCGGCACGCTGCTGCTTAACGAGCAGATCCCCAGCGACTTCCGGCCATGGCGGTGGGCCTGACTTTCAGCGCTCCGCTTCGTAGGCTGCTACGCCTGAGCCGACGGCGATCCATCCATCCGGCGAGTGCGGGCTTTCGCAGATCGACACTTCCACTGCCTGGCCCTCTTTGGGCTCGGCTGGAAGTATCGCCGCAGTGCGCCGGAGGTCGTTCGAAGACGGCGCGAAAGTGCTTTCAGAGCAGTGGAATGCCCATATCCCGTGCTTGCCGGAACTGCCTATCTGGCGGTCCAGCTTTAACGTCCACTTCCCCGCCAATCGAATCACCAGCATCGCCCTGCTCCGTAGGAAAAGGCCGTAGTCTACAACTTCAGGGGCACACCATGTTCCCGCCAACAAGCTCACACGCTGGCCCACCATTCGCCGGGAAGTGAGTATTTCCAGCGCCTCGGTTGTACCTAGCCCCGTTGCTGTCCCAGCACCCACTGTCATCACAACTGGTAAGGACTCCTGGTGCTCCAGGTGCCGTCGGTGCTCGCCTTGCACTGCCACCGGCCGGCGCGGGTGTAGTAGGCATAGGAACTGAAACACCCGCGCACAACTGCGCGGCGGCGGCAAGCTGAGCAGAGGTCAGCCCTCCACGAGATCCGGGATAGGGCGTCGAGGCCTCTTTGCAAAGCCTTTTCCGCTCACGTTCTGCATCGTTGTCGCCCCCGACGACGTTAACTTGAACGCCAGACCGCACCGAGGGCGCAACGCGATCTGGTACCTCAGGTTGAGGCGGCGGATTTCGGTACTGCGAGCTGTCGAGGGTGTTCGCCGGCGCAACGTCTATCGCGGCCGCTGAGTGACCCGCTGCACACCCTTGATCTGAAAAGGTTATTTTCCCGCTGCTGTCGATGCATTTGAAGACCTGGGCAGGTGCGGATATAGGCAGTGAGAGCAGAGTCACTACGGCGATAGGTGCCGCAGTTCGAATAGCGACCTTGATGTACATGACCATCGTTCCTTTGGTTGAAGCTCCGTGGAATGCGGTAATGTCCCCCCTCACCTTCCGCCTGCGCAAGGCCCTGTGCCTTCAAATGCGCCATCCATGGCATATTGCATTCATCTACGGCGCAGCCGACTCCAGAGCCTTGATTCGCGCCGAAACCGCTACGAACGCATCTTGAACGCTGGAGGCTGCAGCCAACCCACTGGCAGCATCAGCAGTGATTGCATGGTTGTGGTCGCCAGCCGCCGCGGTAGTAGCGGTTGTACCGATCGCAAGGCTGGATGTTCCCGCGCCAATAGCCCCCCTTGCTGTCGCGGCATCAGTACCAGCCGCAATAACCGCCGGTTTCCCTGTCACATCCCCCCAGGCAGGCGCATAGTCTCCCGCTTTGGCGGTGGTTGCGGTGGTGCCCAACTGCAGATTGGAAGTGCCGGCCCCGATTGCTGCACGCCCATCGCCATCGTTGACGGCAGTCAGCAGAGATTTGCCGATGGCGGAAGCATCGGTGATGTCGTCCACCACGATGGTGACAGGGCCAGTGCCACTACCATCCGGCGTACCCTTGACCAGAGCCTGGTAGACGGCCTTGTCGTCGGGGTAGAGCAGGATAGGCGCACCGAGCGGCTGCCAGCCATCGGCGATGGCCTCGGTCATGAAGCGCTCGATCTGGTCGATAGGTGCCTTGAGCACCCGATATGCGGTGTAGGCCATGGTTTCCTCCCTACAGGGTCGGCTCTTGGGGGATCAACCGGGCGCGACACGAGTTGTAGGCCGCGCTCAGGGTTTCGACTTCGCTCAGGGAGTCGTTAAAGCGTCGAGAATTTTCTTCCGGTAGTAGCCCGTAGGCCGAGGCGGCGTCTCCTGCACCAGCTTCGGCGGTGCCGGCTGCGTCACCTGCGGCGCCACCACTACAGCCCCCACCTGCGGCGGGGACGATGCGCACGCGCACAGGGCGGTCGCGCAGCTCACCAGCAAGGCGAGCGATTTCAGCCTGAGCATCGTTGTCCTTCCTCTCTTGGTCGGCAGCGGCCTTATTGAGCGCTGCCTGTTTCATGTCGCGCTGCGCGGTCAGCTCGGCCAGCTTGGCCTCAGCCTTGGCGTTCTGCCGCTCCACCTGGTCGCTCAGCGACTTCAGGTTGGCGGTGGCGTCCTGGTACAGGTGCCGATAGGTCAGCGTGCTGGCCACCAGGCCAGCCAGCGCTATCGCAGCCAGAACGGCGCCCAGCTCGCGGGCGGTCATTGCGGCACCTGCACGGCGATGCATTGCGCATGCCGCTCCTGCTGTCTGGTCCACACACCTTTGCAGCCCTTCGGCCCCCAGTTCTTCGGCAGAGAGCAGTCTCGGCCTGCCTGGTTGCGCCACTTCAGCAGGTCGTCGCACGCCTGCCGGTAGTTGCCGGCGAGCAAGTCGCGGCGCATCGAGCTACCGCGCCAGTTGGTGATGCCGAACTGGCCCGTGAAATCCAGGTACAGGTCATACTCTTCCTGGAACAGCTTCACGCCGGGCAGCGAGTCGCGGAACTGCTGTTCGTCCTTCGCCATCAGGCTGCGCGCCAGTTGTTCGCCGCGCTGGCGGGTGATCGGCGGATCGGTCAGCTTCACCGATTGGCCATTCTCGTAGCGGGTGGAGCCGTAACCGATGGTCGGAATGTCGCCCTTGGTCGGCACGTATGGTTTCGCGCTGAAATCCTCCGACTTCATCCAAGCGCCGAAGCCGGCCAGGCTGACGGTCAGCGCGGCAACCAGCACGCGGTTACGGCTGTTCGACATCGCAACGCCCCCGGATGGCCTCGATGCGGGCAGCGCTCTCGGCTGATTCGCGGCGGTCGCGGCGAACCTGGAAATAGATATTGGCCAGCAGACCGATGACGGCGACCAGCACGCCGATCAGCCCCACCCAGTTGATCTGCGCCAGCCAGCCCAACGCGCCCGCAAGGGCGCCAGCCAGCGTGGTCTTGTTGGCCACCGAAACGCCCACCACCTCTACCGCCATTCCGGCCCTCTCCGACATAACTCCATCCTCCAAAGGCCGGGGCATCACGCCCCGGCTTCTTGGGCAGGTAGTTTTCGGTACAGCCAGAGAACGGCAAATCCTTACAGGGGGTTCAGTCCAGCGTTGCGCGGGTGCGCTCCAGATCCTCTCGCATCTGCTGCCGCATCGCTTTCGGTGCGGTCTTCGCTATCCGTTCGTCCTTCGATAGCGACATTTCGCGGACTCGTCGCATGATGTCTGGCACTCGGATGGCCATTGGCTGGTCAGGGTTGCGCCGATTCCAATCGGCTATTGCTTGCCGCGCGCGCTCAACCTTGCCCTGGTCTTTCTCGAAGATGCCGGCCGCCCACATACTGCGAATTTCCTGGGCTTTCAAGTTGTAGAAGGCCTTTGCTTTCTGGTTGAGCATGTTGGCCCCTTGGATAGTGGCTACGCTGGCCGGCTGGAAGCCGATGGACTTCATAGCGGCCTCGAGCACGTTGGTGTCGAGCACCTTGTAGCCCTTGGCGTCCCTGTACATGCCAGTGGCCATCATATCCACGCCTTTGGCCGCATTTCGCACCGCGCCCGGCGACATCTCCAGGATACCGCTGCCGATATCACCTCCCAGCACCTTGCGAGTACCACTCGCTATTCGGCTGGCAAAGTCTCCCATCGGGCCAGCTATTTCCAGGACGTCTCGCGTATGGCTGGTCTTTTCAGTTAGCAGACCGGTTCCGGGTATCAGGTTCCCCATACCCAGCCGGCCCGATACATCGAGCGGAGCCCCAGGCAGCCCGGACACCCCGCGATCAATGAAGTCGGCAAGCACCCGACCGAACAGACTTTCAAGAAACTCCTGTTTGGCCTTCGCGGTAGAAAAGTTGTAGCCCATGAGTTGCGCCGCACCGTCGATCAGGTCTTCGGCGTCTTCGGCGAACGGCAAGCCACCGGCGCCCCCGACGAGCAGCAGCATACCGATCATCAGGGCAGCAGCCTTCCGACCGTCCTTGCGCTCCTGCGAACCAGGCTCACCCTGATTCCACAAGCGATGCATCAGCTCAAGATAGGCCACGCTGTACGTCTTGAAGGTCATCAAGGTGCCGCCGACGGCACCACGCCCCCAGCGCATTTTGCTGGCCTTGGAGTATACGAACTGCGTCTCGCGCACGGCCCGGCGTGCGAACTCGTCAGGATTGGCCATGTTCTGCGCTTTGGCGATGCGATACGACGCGATGTAGGTCATGCGGCGGTTGATCTGCTCTGCGGCGCCGAACAACTTGCCCCAGGCCATCGACAGGCGCGCCACGCTGTTGGACGCAAGTGCTCGAGCATCACCCAAGCGCGTCCCGTCCCCGGCGCGCAGCGAGCCGCTGCCGCGGGCCTGCGCCATCAACTGGTGGACCTCCTGCGGGGACACCACCCCATCATCCTCTGCGCGCTTTAGTGCCCGGGCCAGGTCCGGTTCGAACTGATAGGAGCGCTGCGCCATCTGTCGTGCTGCCCGCCCCAGTTCCGCCGCAGCGCGCTTCACCCCGCAATACTGACTCAGCCAGGGAAAAGTCACTTGGACCGGCTGGGTCATGTTGACGAAGGCTGACGCGACGGACCCGCCGAGGTACTGCGCAAACAGCAGTCCGCGCACCGCCTGCCCCTCCTCTTGCGGGTTCTTGATGTAGTCGGCCAGCCGTACCGCGGCGTCCTTCAGTTCGCCCTGCGCCTGCGGGATGCCGTTCACAGCCTCGGAAAGGTCGCCCATGTGCAGACCGGCGGCGGTTTGCCGCGCATTGGAGTATACGAACGAGGCCAGTACCCGCCCTACGTCCTCGCTATAACCAGCGATGCCCTTTCGGTGAATAAGCCGGCGCATTGCGCTGCGGTTGGTCTTTGTCAGGCGCAGGTAGTCTTGGAAAGCCTGATCACGTGCGCTATCGCCCTGTGAGTCGAAACCGAGGGCGTTGCCGAACAGTTCCAGCGTTTCCGGTGTGATGCCGGCGAATAGCTTGTACGCTTCCTCGGACAGGGTGCCCTGGCTCACGGTGGCGCCAGGAAACGCGCCACGCATCTGCTCAGCCATTTGGTTGGCCTCGCGCTTCGTCTCGAACAGGCTGAAGTATTCACGCTGACCGTCCTGACCCACCACGTCCACTGTGTACTTGCCGAAGCGCGACAGCGGTGCATAGCCCTCGCCCTGCAACTGGGCGACCTTCTCGGCGCGATCCGTCATGCCGTGTGCCAGGTTCAGCAGGTTCGTGGCGCGTTCCGGCCATGCATCAGCCATCTGCGCCAGGTGGTCGCGCAGTATCGCGGCCCCCTCCTGCGCATCGGCCGCGTCCATCACCTGGTCGCGCAGTTCCTTCACATCCTCGCCGCCGAAGCGCAGCATGTCGGCGCGGGCCATGGTGTCCAGGCTACGGTCGGTGGCGGCGCGGAACTCGCGGTACAGCGCGACCTGAGCATCGTTGAGCTTCCATATGTCGCGCAGCTCAGCGTCGGTCCAGACGATGCCTGCCTTGAGCATCTGCGCCTCGTAGCGGCTGTCGATCATCTTGGCGAACTGCTCGGGGCTCAGGCCGCGCCAGGCGCGCAGCAGTCCCTCGGGAATCTTGCCCTGCTTCAGCAGGATGTCCGCCTTCTCGTCGGCCGTCAGACGCATGGCGCGCTCAGCCAGCGAATCGACGCGCACCGGCTTGCCGTCCACGTCGCGCGCCCACATCAGCGTGCCCTCGAATACCGGCTTGGCCACCGCCTTGTTGTCCTCAGCGCCCACCGGGGACTTTGCAATGTCGCGCCAGGTTTCCAGCTTCGGCAGCAGTTTCGGCGCCAGATCAGCCGCATCGCTGGCGTAATAGCTCACGTCATCGATAAATCCTTGCGCCGACTCGAAGACCGGCTTGAATGCCGGGGAACGCTCTGCGAGGTTGTACATGGTGCCGATGGTCTTGTGCCACCAGGACAGGCCTCCCGGAGCGCTGAAGGTCTTGTTCAGTTCGGCGGTAGCCTTGCTGGTGAGTTCGCGCAGACCGGAGCGACTGAACTGCGGACCTTCGGGTTCATTCAGGCTTGCGGTCAGCAGCCGCTGGAGTACACTGGCTACGTCTCCTGAACTGGACGAGCCGGAAGGCTGCGCTGCCATCATGGCATCAGCACCGGATACTCGACGGTTCAGGAGATATTCTTTTGTGGCCACCGAATGCAGATACATGCGCTGCATGTTCGGATCGCGGCGCACCAACACAGTCACGATGTCATCCTTATCGTCGATCACCACCGGCGCCGACACGTAGAAACTCTCCCCCTTCTCATAGTCCGCGCGGTGAACCACCACACCTCGCTCCAGCACGTCCTTGACGGCCGCGAACGCCGAGAACTTGTATGGGTTGGCCTTGCCATGCGCCATCGAGTCGCGCACAGCGCGCATATCCAGCACCACGTCGCCCAGGTCCGGGTTCACTGCCTTGCCACCTTGAGACTCGAATAGCTTCGCCGCCCACTCGCGAACCGCAGCGAAGCCCTGTGGTGCTTCATTTCCCTCCAGGATGGCCACCGGCGGGCCTTGCAGCACGCGCGCCTTTCGCATGTCGTCCTGGCTCATGGCTAGGCCGTCGCCCCGTACCCGGCCTTCGGCGGCGCTTTCCACGCCAGCCATCGCATATCGCACCAGATCGTCCACGCTGATACGGCCAACCGGCAGACCGTGGCGCAGCATCCACTGACGGATGTTGGCCAGGAACCTACGCAGGAAGTCACCCACCTGCTTGCCCAGCGCACTGTCTACCCAGGACAGGAACCGGCTATCAGCCTCGGCGAACCCCTGCTCTCGCCCTTCAATAACAGCCTGCTCCACGATATACGGAGCGGCCTCCTTCATGTTGCGGCTCTCGCCGGCCTCGATCATGCGGCTGGCCACACGGTCCAGGAAGGTGCGCAGTTCGGCGCTCCGCACGTTGCCGCGATTCATCAGCATGGCGTGGGCAGCCTGGTCGAGATTCTGCCGCTGCTGGCCGTGAACCATTTCGTGAAGCACCACGGCCGGTGCGGTTACCGGATTCAGGTTCGGGCCGACCAGAAAAGTTAGACCTGATCTGGCATCGTAGAAGCCATTGATGCGCCCGCCATCCTCAAACAGTTGAACGGCATCGCTCAGTGCGGTACCGGATTTCCGCGCGTAGGTGTGCGCGATGCGCAACGGGTCGGCGCTGTCGATCACCACCAAGCCGCCCCGTTGTCCTTCCTTGCCGCGCTTCAGCATCTTGCGCACAGCCTGGCCCAGGGCTGGGAACTGCAGGTCGAAAGCACGAACCAGGCTTTGCGAGGTCATCGGCGGACGCCCCGTCAGGTTCTGCGGCAACGGGCCATTCTCGATGTCGCGGCCATTGAACGACACCAGCACCTGACTTGCAGGGATGTCCGCCGACTCATCGAGTGCGATGTCCCGGCGCAGGCGCGGCGTCATTTTCAGCCGAGCCTGCGTGTTGCGCGCCTCAACCTCTCCAGCCAAACGACGATAGGTCGCCGCACCAGTCTTGTCGAAGTTGCTGACGAAAGCCCTGGCCGAGCCACCCATGGCGAAACCTTCCCGGATCTGTATCGCATGCTGGAGTTCGTGCAGGATCGCCGAGGCAACCTCGGTGCGCGGCATGTTCGCCTGAACCTCAACTTGGTTACCCGTGGCGAACCGACGTAGGCGAGCCAGCGCAGTGATGCCCTCTGGCATCACTGCCACCGGGATACGCTGCAGGTCAGGATATGCAGCGAACAGTTGAGGATGGTTGAGCACATCGCCGACGGTCGGTCGACTGCGCTCGTCGTTGATGGCATTGAGGTGGGCCATATTGATGATGGCGCCAGCAGTCTCACCGGCCACGGCGATGCTGGCCTGATGATCGCTGATTTCGAAGCGCCACTTGCCATCAGCGCTACGGTGCCAACCGGTATCTCGGCGAACGGCCTCGGCGTTTTCGCCAATGGCGATGCGCTGCTGTGCGGTGCTCAGGGCATGCAGGTTGGCGCCGACGGCATTGCGGCCGGCGAACGAGTACTGCACGGGCGGTTGTTCGCCGGGCTGCGGCGCTGCCGACTCTTCGGCTGCCGGCTTGTCAATCACCACCATGCGCGCGTTCACGCCGGTATTGACGGGTAGCGCCGGGTCCATAAACGAACCTTCCGGCAGCCGTTCACTGGTGGCACCCAGGCCGTCCAGCCAGGCCCGGAAGTTCTCGGCGGCCTTGTTGCTCTGGAAGAAGGCGCCTTCGCCCATGATGGCAACCAGGCGGCCGCCGGGCTTCAGCAGGCTGTAGGCGTGCTGTACGTGCTGGATGTCGCGCCCCTTGGAGAACGGCGGGTTCATCACGATACGGTCGTACTGCTTGCCGGACACCTCCATGAAGTCGGAGCCGACCAGGTTGTAGCCCTTGGCCTCCAGCAACTCGCGGCGTTCGCTGGAAAGCTCCACCACATCGGGCTCTACGCCGGTCTGCTCGCGGATCGCGTCGGCCATATGGCCCATGCCGGCGGAAGGCTCCAGCACGTCCATGCCTTCCTGGATGTCGGCGGCGTCGACGGCTTCCTCGGTGACGGCGGCCGAAGTCGGGAAGAAGTCCAGTCCGTCATTTCGACGGCCGATCATGGACCGTTCCATTTCCCTGATCTTGTCGGGCTCGGCGGGCGCCTCGCGCAGCGCTACGAACTCGCGCAGTGCAGAGCGGTACTCGCTGCCGGTGAGGATGCCCATGCTCTCCAGGCGCTTGCGCTTTTCGTGCGCGCTCTCCAGCGCCCACGGAACGGTGATCTTGCTGCCACTGCGCCGGCCGAGGGCCTGCACCAGTTCGCCGCCGAACTCGCCGGACAGCGTTATGCGCTTGTCGCCGTCGCCCTGCCAGAGGCCCAGCTTCATGGCTTCGCTGGGGGCCATGACGATGCGGTTCTGCCCGCGTTTCACCGGAAGCACGATGGCCTTGCCGGTGAGGCCGGAGCGGCGAATGGCACGCTCGGCATCCTCGCGACTCTTGAAGTCGGCGAACTGGTCACCGCGGGTGAAGCGGCTGACGGACAGAAGATTCTGCTTGGCCCAGTCCGTGTAGGCCTCGGTCACATCGTCGGCGACCTTCTCCAGGCGCGCGGCCAATTTCTTCAGGCCGTCCACATCCGCCATCTGGCGCGCCAGGCTCGCTAGGTCGGAGCGCATGGCGGTGTAGCTGGGGAAGGTGGAGTAGTCCACCGTCTCGGCGTCCACCGGCTCGCCGCGGTGTTTCTCCTGCTCGCCGTAAGTCGGGTACTTCGCACGAATCTGCGCGTCCTTCGCATTGCGCAGTTCCCGCGCCAGGAACTCCACTTGCACTTTCTGCCGCACGGTGTCCAGGAACTTGGCCTTGCCGCCCTCGATGGCATCGGCCAGGTTGTTCATGGTGGCGGCCAGTGCCTTGTCGGACCGCGCAGAGGCCTCAGCGCGGGCGGCCATCCGCGCACGGCGCTCGGTGTTCTGCTTGCGCTCGCGATTCAGCGCTTCATCGGCCCGCTCGTTGAGGGCCTGAGCCATGGTGCGCAGTCGCTCGGCGGCGCCCTGACTGCGGTCATCCTCGAAGGCGTCGCGGCGCGCTTCTGCAACGGCCTGCGCGTCGGCGGTGTCGCCTGTCACCAGCTTACGGAATGCTTCGGCCGCCTCGCGGGTGCGGAACTGGAAGCCGGGGACGGCGCCATTCCCACGATAACTGCTGTAGCTGCCGCCCAGCCGCTTCGCCGAATTGTTCAGGGTGTCGTAGTCCTCACGGCTGACGCGCTCGGCCAGTTGGACCACGAACAGGTCATGCCCGTGCTTGGTGTGCTTCGTCTCGATGATGTCGCCGGCCGTAGTCTGCCCGGCGCTGGCTACGCGGGTCTTGGCCTGTGCCTTGGCCTGCTCACGCAGGGCCTTGGTGCTCTCAGCCTCCAGTTCGTCGTAGCGAATACGCTGTTCCGGCGTCAGGCGCATGAACGCCTCCCGCAGGGACTCCCCGTGCGTCTCCATGTTGTAGCTCACTGCCTGGCGGAACTCGGCGAGGGTCTGCGGGTTGGCGACAGCCTTCTGCTGCGCTGCCCGGCGGGCCTGGATTTCCTGCTGCGCCTCGGCGACCTCGGCGGCGTGCGCCTTGATGTCGTCGTCGGTGGTGTTCGCCACCAGCTCGGCCAGCGCGCTGGCCTTGGCCTGGCGGTGCGCTTCGAGGCCAGCAGCCGACATCACGTAGCTGCTCGGGCCGTAGCTGCGGCCCAGCGCAAATTCCTCCAACACGCGACCGACCAGGGCATCGACAATCGCTGCCTTCTTCTCGTTGCGGTAGCGGTGGAAGAAGCTGTAGCCGCCTGACTTCAGCAGTTCATCCTTCTTCATAGTGCCCAGCTCGGCCACCAGGGCGTCGCGGGCGTTCTGCGTACGCTCGAATGCCTGGCGGAACTCGTCGGCGGTCGCCTCCCCACTGCGCGCGCGCTGCATGAGGGCTACATGCTCATCGAGCGTCGGGGTTTTCGAAACGCTGGGCTGCGCGGGATCGGGCTTGGGTGCCTCTGCCGGTTCGGACTGGGGCCGGGCTGCATCCTCGGCACGCACGAAATCGACCAGTTCACGCACGCGGCGTTTCGACTCCGGCACGCTCATGCCGCGCTCACGGAACAGCGTCGCTAGGTCGAACTTGTCGCTCGTCAGCACGCTGCCATCGGTCGGCGTCAACTTAATGCTGGTCGGGTAGCCATCCTTGCCGAAGTTCACCCCGGCAAGGTGCGCGGTCTTGGTGATCGCCACCGGCTCGCTGCCCTTCTTCCAGGACAGAATCCTGCGCATCAGGCTGCGGTCCCCGTCTTCCTTGCGCTGCGCCTTGTCGGCACGGGCCTGCTCGGCGGCCTGGCGATCTGCCGCCTTTTCCTCGTCGGTACGGGCGTCCAGTGCCGCCTGGCGCACGCGATCCTGATTGGACTTCTGCCAGGCCACGAATGTGTCGATGGCGCGGTCGTAGGCGCTGTTGCGCCTGTCCGCCTGCTTGCTGTTCAGTCCAGAACGCCCGACAACATAGCCGCTGTAGGTGCCGGCGCGCACGTTCATCAGGCGCCGGTACTGGGCCAGGTAATCGGCCCGCAATTCTCGTGTGGCTTGCTCCACGGCCGCCTGCTGAGCATCGGTGCGTGCCACGACAGCGCCCGCGTCGCGGGCCACGTCGATGTAGGTCTGGAACTCATCCGCATCGGACTTCGCTCGCTGGCTGCTGCTGTTCGAGATACCGGAGTAGCTGGCTGCGGCTTCCTTCAAGGGGAACTCATCGGCGGTTGGCGCCCCCTGTGTTGCGATACGGCCGGCCGGGCCGCGCTTCATGTCGCGCGCATCCGGCGCCGTCATGTGAGTGCGCTCGCTCTCGCCCGGGACATCCACCCAAGTGTCGCCTTCCTTGCGTACACTGCGCACCGTGACGGTCCAGCTTCCCGATTCGGTCGGGTTGTAGCTGATAACCCTGTCGTAGTTGGCGCCGTAACCTCGCACCACGTTGCCGGGGGTGAAGTATTCGGCGCGGGCCTGGGCCTCGGCCTGTAACCTCTTTGCCAGCACGCCGCGCGGCTTCTTCTTAGGCACATCAGGAGCTGCTGGCTCAGGCTTGGGCCTCACCTGCTTCGCTTCAACCGTGGCGCCCTGCCCGCTGCTGGCATCGGTGGTGGAACTGGGAAATTCGTGGGCCAGTTTCACCAGGTCGCGGATGGGGGCATCCAGGCGGATCACCTTCACCTCTTCGCCGTTGTCGCGGGCCGCCATCCACTGGTGATGGCCGTCCAGCACATGGCCGTCACGCGACACCAGAATGGAGCGGTTGCCACCTTCGAAGCCCTTGGCCTTCGCCACCTTATCCCGGCTGAACTCCGCCTGCGTCGGTTTGAGGGTATCTGCGGGAACTGTCTCTTCCTGATGCTGCACGCCACGAGCGCTCAGGAAGTTCACCATCGCGCCGCGGTGCTCGGCCTTGATCTGCGGCATGTCGGCGCGAGGGATACCCGCGGTGCCCGATTCCTTGCTGAACTCCGCCCAGCCTTCGCCGATGTCCTTGCCTTCGATGCTCGGGGCCTTCTGCGCGGCCTGCTCGGACGGCATCACCAGCGTGCCGCCGAACTGCGCCATGTCCGCGTCGGTGCGGGTCTTGCCCTTCTGGAACCACGCACCGCGCCCGGTCCATTCATTGGTGCCGGTCTTTTCCCAGTACAGGCCCTTCTCCGGCGCGTGCTCACTCGGGCGGCGGCGGGTGCCGATGGCCTCGCCGGACAGTTCCTGCTCGAGCTTCGCCTTGGATGCCTGCTGGCCAAGATCCAAGGTGCGCTTGGTTTCGCGCGCCTGGAGCTGGCGCATTTCGGTGTCCAGCGGGCGCATGGCATTGGTCAAGCGCTCCACTTCGGAAGTGTTGCCGCCCTCGCGCGCCGCCTTCAACTGCGGAACCATGGCATTGAACTGCTGCGCCAGGTCGGCGTAGCGTGCTTGATCGGCGGCGGGTGCGGCGGTCTGCTGGACCGGCTCGGCCTTCGGCGCTTGCGCCTTGTCCTGGCGCACCTTGGCGATGGCGTCTTTCAGGTTGGACGGCTTCGCGGCCTCTATCGCAGGCGCAGACGCGGCCGGTACGGATTCCGCTGCCGGCGCCGGCGATGCAACCGGTTGTGCGGCTTGCGCCTGCTGCGTGTCAGCCTTGCCTTGGGCCTGCTGGATGTCGTCCTGCACACCGATTGGCGTCGGGGCTTGCTGCTGCGCCGCCTGGTCCAGGGCGAAGCCGCGAGCACGGGCGGCTAGCTCCACCCGGCCAGCGGCGTTCTGGTGGCGCTGCTCATCCTGCTGATCCTCGGCGAGGATCGCGGCAATTTCATCGGGGCTCTGCGCGGCCTCGATACGCTTCACGCGCTCACCGACGCGCTGCATGTAGCCGGCATCCGGCGGTGGCGCGAGCTTGTCCAGTTCTTCCTGCAAGCGATCGCGCTCGGCGATTTTCTTCGCGTCCCATCCAGTGGCACGGGCTTGCCGGTGAACAAATTCCAGGCGGCCCTGCAGATCGGTGACAGGATCTGATGCCAACAGATCACCCTGCTCCGCAGTAATCTCACCGGTTTCCGGGTTGACCTGTTCGCCTTTCCTGCCGCTCTTCTGTGCCTCCTCGGCAGCCTGCTGGAGCGCGGCCTGCTGCACCAACTGGTCAGTTGCGCCACTGTCCACGGCCTGCGCAGCAGCACCAGAAAGTGGCCCAGTAGCCGGGTCCAGCCCCATCTGCTCGGAGCGCTTTGGGGCCGCCGGGACCGGAGTCACATCGGTGACTTCCCCTCGACGGATTCGGTCCAGACGTTCAGCCTCTTGCTGACGCTGTACCTGGGTAGCGGAGTTCTGGTCGACCGTGGTCCGGACCTGGCCGTCAGAACCAGCCTCATACACTGGAGCTGGGAGTGCCAGTGGCGCAGTTGTCTCGCTCTTCCCCTCAAGGCCTGGGGTACTCTCGAAGGTGGCGTCCGCATCCGCCAGGCCACGGGACGCTGCCGGCTGACCGCCATGCAGAACCGCCGCCGGCCCACCCATGGCCATCCCGGCCAGCGTTCCCATTACCATCGCTTCATCCAGGCCGCTGGCCCAGTCCCGTCCCAGCGCCAGGTTTTGCAGAACCTGCTCAGATGCGGACTGTGGCAGTTCCTCAAGGAAGCCCTCGGAGATCGCGCCCTCTATCACCTTCCGCGGAATGCTCTTCGCCGGCATGGACGCCAGCTCGCTGACCAGTTGTCCTGGGTTGGCACCACCAGCGAGGAGGGTATCCGCATCACCGATACCCAGTTTCTTGGCCAAGCTACCGCCGGCAAGGGAAAACAGGCTTCCCAACACACCAGTGGCCACCGCGGCTCCCGACTGCGCCGGAGTGAGCAAGCCGTCATCAGTTTCTTGGCGGATTTGCTCTGCTTGCTGACCAGCCATCACCGCCCCTTCGCCAGCCGCGCCGGCTGCCACAGGTGCCAACGCTGGAGCCAGCGCCCGAACGCCACGACCGACCGCGCCCCCCGCCAACATGGAAGGCAAAGACTCCGCTACGGTGTTCACGACCATCGACGGGTTCTGTACAGCATGCAGCGTCTTGTCTACGACGCCATCGGCATCCTGAAAGTCCTGCTGTTGCTGTTTGTACTGATCGGTGTGCAGATCACTCAGGAAATCCCTCGCTTCCCGGGGCCGGAAGCCAAGCATGCCGTCCTGGTTCTCGAGGAACTTACCTACGCGACCCTCTGTTGGGATATCAGCGAGGCCAACAGCCGCTTCCGGAACCCCAATCACCCCCTTGGCCACGGATAGGCCAAGGTCGCGCGCATGCCCGATCAGGCCTCTTCCCTCCTCCTTCGTCTCGCCACCGAACTCCTCCCACGGCTTCTCGCCACCAGTTACTGGCTGTTGAGACGCGAACTCTTCCCATGGCTTGCTGGTATCGGCCATTACACCTTCTCCCAATTATTCTGGTCGGCAGGGTTCCCTCCCTTGAACCGGTATCCACTTCGCACCTCACCAGTTCGCGGAGCGACGGGTTGCGCCGACTGCGTTTGCTGGTCGATAAATTGGCCGGTCTGGTTGTTGAGTACTCGTGCAGGGCGCGTCAGAAGTTGCATGGACTGCGGGTCGTACTCCTGGCCGCCAGGTACCACGGTGAAGCGATTCGGAGCGTCCTTACCAGCAAGCACACGAATCTGTTCGGCGATCGCGGCGCGGTCTTCGGGAGCAGCCTTGTCGTACTGCTCGTACAGCTTCTCGATGCGCTGGGCGGCGCGGGTTTGGAAACCCCTGGCCTCTTGCTCACCAGCCAGGCGCTGGCGATCGAGTTCGTTGGCGGCGAGGAAGCGCGCGCCCTGCCCCATTTCCTGTAGAGCCGCGCGCTGATTTGCGCCCTGCTGTTGCACCTGCTCCCGCACCAAGGCCGTGTCGTTATTCGCCCGAGTGCTCGCCAGGGACGTAGCATTGCGGTCATCGCTCTGCTGGAGCCCGAACAGGTTGTCGATCTGGCGGGCAGTTAACTGCCCGTTCGGCGAACCGCGATAAGGTGTTGAGGCTGCATTCAAGGCGGCCTGGCGAACGCTATCGGCCCGAGAGCTATCGGGAACCACGGTTACCCGAGGCGCGCCGGAGTTACCGGCGTTGTACTGAGCCAACGCGTCCGGGGCCATCGGCGGTACCTGGGAGACAGAACTCGGCCTGAACCCCATACCCACATCAGGCGTTCGGGCCAGCAGGTTCTCCACTGCGCGCTGGTTTTGAGCACTCCGCTGACCACCTGGGGCGAACCCCGCAGCTTGAGCTTCCCCGTTAACGGTGTAGCCCGGGCGGATTGTTGTGCCGGAGAAGCTGTTGCCCACCCGCGTCACGTTGTTGGGCAGGTCCGGGCCACCGGCGCTTGGCATAGCAGCTCCAGTATTCGCCGCCGACTCCAGCGCTCCGGTTGGCGCACCAGCAGCCGGCAACACCTGGCCTCGCCCGGGCGCAGCACTGGAACTTGGCGCCGCTGCACCCTGGGCTGCTTGCTGACCACGAAGCGCCGGCGGAGTGTCATCCCATCCGAATAGCCCTTTACCGAAGTTGATCACCGGTTCCGCCAATCGACCGACATCCTCTCCAGCATCAGCGAATGCTGCGGGAACCGCCGCAAGCGCCCCACGCACGCCGGTCCCAAAGCCACGGGCATACTCACCCGATGCCCACTGCTGCGCTACGTCGTCGCCCGTCCCGCGGAGAACCGAGTCGGTTCGCCAGCCAGGCCCTTCAGAACGGTACTGCGGAGTGAAACCAGCCGCTTTGGATCGAGCAGGGCCCGTTACCGGTTGATCAAACTGAGCCTGCATCCTTGCCGCTCTGGCTGGGTCATTACCTTGTCGCGAGGGCGAGAAGCCTTGCGCCGACGGCGCATCTGGCAGCGCGCCAGATTGCGCCACAGCCTGTTGTTGCCGGGCTGCATCCGAACGTGCCTGGGCGTTGGCGGTATAGAGGTTGTCGCTGTAGCCTGGTGCCACTCCCGGCTGGAGATTCGCGGCATCCGCAGTGCGCTGGCGATGCACAGCCATCGCTTGCCGTTCAGCATCGATATTGGCCTGCGCCTTTGCCATGGTGGGGTCTGCACTGTAGCCGCTGGTAGCTACGGGAGACGATGCCTCCGGCACAACGCCAGCGGCACGCTGGGCGGCGGGCGTGTTGGTGATGTCGAAACGGGTCTGCTTTTTGCGCTCTTCATCGACAACCCCGCCGTCGGCGAAGAACAATTCCGGCTTCTCGGCGCCATTCTCTCCCCTTTTACGCGGAGAGAACCCTTTTGCCTGCTGGGCTACCGGCACATGAGTGGCATTCTTCACAGCGTCCAGCGCCTGCACGCCAACGGCATGAACCTGCTCGGGAGGCATCTGGTACTCGCCGTTGCTCAGGCTGACCGGGACCGGCGCTCCCATACCCTGCAACGCCGCTTCCCCAATCTGCTCGGTCGAATCGGCCGGCATGATGTAGCTGCCCGCGGGCACCTCGGTGTCGATGTCGTCGGAGGTGCCAGTGCCTGGACCACGCACCCGCCCACCATCTGCAAATCGTTGCTTGGGCTTGGCGCCCTTCTTGAATCCGTACATGGGATGCCTCTAAAACGGCTTGGATACAGATTCAATCTTGCTGCTCGTCTCATTTTTGGACGAACCCTACAGGGGGCTATGGCGTATCCACTTTCCGCCAATGAACCAAAAGCTATATATTCCGGGCGCACAACCGGAGAAAAGTACTTGTGAGAAATTTATTGTTCCTACTGACAATTATCTCCACCTCTTCAATAGCAGGAGACTATGCAACATGCATTTTGGATAAAATGCCAGAAGTGCAAAACGATCAGGCTGCCCGGGTGGTGATAAGTCTTTGCGCAGGCCAATACCCAAATGCACTCTTAGAGGTCGAACAAGGGTCTGGGAGAGGATTATTTGGCTACAAGTCAGGCAGAGATTGCATGATGGCAATAGGAAAGGAGACACCGAGCAACTTAGCTGGCCGCATGATATTCATTGCATGCAGCAAGCTGTATGACGAAGAAAAAAAACCTTGGGAAGAATATCAAAATCTTCAAAAAGACAACCAGCCTTAAAATACGAAACTTCCATGTCCCGTGACCCGCAGAATCAATAGTTATAATTATAAGAAGTCGAAGTTGTTTCGGATTTTGTTTCACCTGTACTAGCACTTCCTGAGCCACTGATGCTGGCCGATACATGTGCCGCCGACATAGCGCCGGCCGCGAGCTGGGCGGTGTACTGCCCCAAGGCCTTGGCTGCCTCCAGGGCGATCTGCGCCTGCTGTACGGCATTCTGCATCTTCGCGGTGTACTCGCTGATCTGCATTTCCGCGTATGCGATGTTGGTCCGGCTGTTCATGTCGGCAAAGCGCGATTGCATCTCGGCGTCGGCCACGTTGGCACTGGCCGCTGCGCGCCAGGCTTCTACCTGGGCCTGGAACACCGACGTGTTGTACTGCACCTCGCTCAGGTTGGCCTGCAGGGTGGCCTTGTAGGCGTCCACGTCCGCCAAGAACTTCGACACCTTGGTGCGCGCCGCCTCCATCTTGATCTGCGCACCCTTGACCTTGACATCGGCCTTGTTCGCCAGCCCCTGGATGGTCGAAGCGTAGGCGCGGGCCTGCGCGTCAAGCACGTCCGCCTTGGCCGACTCGCCCTTGACGCGGGCCTCGTAGGCGTCGAACTTGACCTTCTCGGCGCCGATCTGCTCGGCATACGCCTGCACGTCCGCGCGGTAGGCGTCGAACTGATTCTTGATCGTCTCGGCGCGTACGGAAGCGCCCTGCATTAGCGCCTTGTAGACCTCGACGCTCGACTGTACGGCATCCAGCTTGGCCTTGAACACCTCGACGCGCTGCTGGTTGATCTGCCCCAGCGCCACCTGGCCCTCCACGGCCGTCTTGTAGGCAGTCAGCTTGGAGATAGCCGCATCCAGCTTGGTGCGGTAGACCTGCGCCAGCGTCTCGAAGGCCGCGTTCTGCGCGTTGAACAGGCTGATCTGCGCATTGAACACGTTGATCTGGCTTTCCGCGTGGAAGCGGGCGACCTCGAACAGGCGCTGCGCCATGTTCTGGTGCATGTTCTCGGTCAACTGCTCGAGGGCCAGGCCCTGCTGCACGGCGAAGCGCAGGTTCTCGATTTCCCAGGTGGCCGCTTGCACCAGGATGTCGCGGTTCAGTTCGGCCGCCTTCAGCCGGCCTTGCTCGCGCACCACATCTACCTGCCTGGCGAGCATCCCCGGCGGCATGGAGAAATTGCGGGCGGCCCAAGTATCGACCGCCTCCTGCACGGCGCGCGTGGTTTCGCCACTGTCGCGTTCGCGGGCACGGGCGAACAGCGCCTGCTCGATGGGCGCCGGCAGTCCGGTGCCTCCCGCCATCAGTTCCTTGATCTTCGCTTGCAACTCGTCCAGCACCTCGGACTGGTACTCCGGCTCCAGCCAGTTGATGAAGACGTTGGGCACCGTGATCCCGCTCGCGTCCGGCGGCGTGGCGTCGAACGTGGGCAACTCGGGGAACACGAATTCCGGCAGTCGGATCTGTTCCAGCGCTTCCATGTCCGGCATGACGATCTGCGGCGCATCGGGAATCTCCACCGTGGTGTCGATGTCCGGGCGTTCCGGCACCGGGATGGCCGTCATGGTCGGCGCGTCCGGGATGTTGATCGGAATCATTGTCGGCGCGTCGGGTAGGTCGTCCATGTCGCCCACGTCCAGGTCGGCCAGCAAGTCGTCGATGTTCAAGCCCCCAGGGGCTTCCGGCTTGACCAGGGACGAAGGGTTAAAGGTCGGCTGCTCGCCGAGGTTGACGGGCGGCGGCGAAGCGATAGGCGCATCCGGTCGCGTCGGCGCCGGCACGTCAGCCACCGTGATGTCGCCGATCTTCGCCAGCGCGGCAGACAGCTCTGCGCTGTACTTGCTGCCCAGCGCCTCAAGGTCATTCATCTTGTCCGTAACGGTGTCCACCGCAACGCCAAGGATGCTATCCGGTGCGATACCCATTCACACTCTCCTGTTGGTCGGCGCCGATTCGACGCTCAGGTCATTGATATAGCCGTGCCGGCCGGTCAGGCGCAGCGTGAAGGTGAAGTGCCTGCCGCGCAGGCCCCGGCCGAACTTGAAGCGCCCATTGGTCAACTCGCTTGCAGGCTCGCTCTCCAGCGGGTAGCTGTAGGTCGCTGCGCTGCCGCTTTGCGTGGTGGTCACGTCCATGGCCACCGTGCCATCAGCATCCAGTGCATACTCCAGATAGGCGCTATGCGGATGCACCAGCGCGCCCTGGCCGATGTCCAGTTTCCCGGTCGCGATTCTGCCGGCCACCGGCTGGCTGTCACCGTCCAGCGCATAAACGCCGTCTTCGGCGATGCCGTACAGCCGACCGTCGATCACAGCAAGCGACCGGAAGGTATACGGCGCGTAGCGGCTCATCGCCCAACTATCGACGTTTGCGGTCCAAGCCTGGCCGCCGTCCTGGTCGCCCCCCACGGTGATGTCCTCGATCACCACGGCATCCGATACCAGGTCGCGCGCCGCCAGATGGTCCAGCACCAGCGCGGCAATGGATGCCCCGTCCACCAGCAGCGCCTGCACGGCCTGATGCGCGTCCACCACCTCGTCGGCGAGGGACGCCCCATCCACCAGCAGTACGCGACCGTGCAGCGCCCCAGTTGCCTGATCGCTGACGGTGGCGGCGTCCTCGACCAGGACGCTGGCGGCCTGGCCAGTGCTGTCGCTGATGCGCGCGGCATCCAGCACCAGGGTGAACGCATGACGGGTGCCGAATGCTTCGTCGGCCACTGTGGCACCGTCCACCGTCAGGCCGCGCACGCGATCCAGCACCCCATCCGACACCAGGGCGTCATCGACGTGCAGGACACGAAGGGTGCCGGTGACGCGATCCGCCGCGGTGGCCGTATCGACCACCAGTACCCTGGCGCGGAGCTGGTCGCTCGCCGCGTCGCTGATGGTTGCCTGATCCGCCAGCAGGTGCGCCGGTCGGTCGATAGCCTCATCCGACACCGCCGCCGTATCGGTGTGCAGCACCAGCAGCCCGTACAGCACCGTCTCGCTGATGCGCGCGGTGCCTTCGCTGACGGCCGACAACCCCAGCCAGGTCGTGTCGCTGATTACCGCCGTGTCGTTGGAGTCGTCGCGGTAGTCACTCATTGATAACCCCTATGAAGTGGTGGGCCGCCTTGTGATCGGCGAGCGCGGTATGCCCCCAGCGGCGGCGCAGTCCATCCTGGCCCGTCTCGTAGATGCTGGCGTACCGGGCGTCGCCGATGGCGACATGCACGGCGTCGCGGTAGAAGTAAAGGTCGTTCTCGGGTGAGAAGCCCCAGTACCACGAGTGCGGCATGTCCTTATTGACCTGAACAGCGCCGGCCACGGACAGGCACACACTCAGGCGCCCGCTACTCTCGTTGGGGTACTGGGTGTCCTTCCGGTACGGATCGAAGCCTGGCGCCTCGCCGCCGATAATGACGCCGTTGGCGTTGTGGACGGAGTTGCGGTAGGTGTACGGCCCACAGATGCCCGTGACATCCAAAAAACCGCCAGGTGGCAGGTTCAGCCAGTTGCCGCTTTCGGCGAAGTCGCTGATTTCGGTTGGGCTGTAGACCAGCGTATCGACATAGACCGGCACCCCATCCTTGGATGGCGGGTCGCCCCGGTTCCCGTTCCGCGTCTGCCCCATCCAGTGCCAGATGTCGTCGTAGCACCAGAGTTCGTAGGATGTGGGATCAGGCACAGAGCCCTGCGTCGTTTCCTCGTGGGAACTGCGTCCCCCGGTATGGTCCTGGTAGGCGTAGAGCATGCAATCGCGCTCGAACACCGGCACCAGCGCCGCCACGTCCAGGGTAAACGTCTCGGTAGTGTCTACCGTGGTGCGATGCATGTAATACCTGGACCGGCTCACGCCGCCGACGCACCAAAGTGTCGGCGGAGTGGAGTAAGCCGGGTTGCCGTAGCCCATGTCGGTGCCGACGATGTTGGTATGGACCGTTACCGCCGGCTGCTCCTGCCGATCGTCGAAGTCGGTCGTGTAGAAGAACCCCATCAGCCCGCTAAGGCCGAAGGTCTCGGTCTTCTCCCACTGGCCGACGATCATGTACTGCTCGAACGTACTTGTCGTTTCCTGCTGGAACTTGCGTTCGTCGTAGAAATACTTGATGACACGCAATTGGTCCTCGACATAGCAGCCGAAGACTATGGTGTCGCACTTCACTGCGCCGCCGGAATAGTCGGGCGAGATGTGCGGGAAGGACTCGCACCCCTGCCCCGTCAGTTCGGGGAACTTCAGGCGGGTGCAGGACTTCAAGACCTTGGACGGCCAGTAGAAAGGGCCACTGGCGACGCGCGACACGCGGCCCTGGTGGGTGGCGATGGGAGGTAGTTCCAGGCTGTCCCAGTAGTCCAGATCCGGGCCGCTGGCCGAAGAGGCGCGCGAAAGAATCTCACCAGCCGGCACCCGCCGAATCTTATACTTGATGGCCAGTTCTCTGGCGGAGCCATCGGTCAGCGCGCCATAGACCTGGGCCAGGTAGGCGTTGAGTTTCGCTGCATCGTCTGGATCATCGAAATTCCAGGTGTTCTTCAGTCGCCCCTGGTTCTCCGCCGGGGCCAGCGACAGACTCATCTTGTACGCATGGACCTGCATCAGGCCGGCGTCGTCATAGGTCCAGCAGGTGTTGAAGCCCTCGGTGCCTCGGCTGTTCACCGCCCAGCCACACGCCGCGTACATGGCCTCGAAATTGTAGAAGTCGGCGGTGTCGCAGACCTTGACGATGACGCCGGCCCGGCGCCACGCCTCGAACTCCTGTTCCGGCTGGGGGAACCCCTCACCAGTAGGCATGCCGCCGAAGCGGTCCAGAAGCTTCAGCAGCTCGTCGTCACCAACATCCAGCACGTAGTCACGGAAAGCCTCGGTGGTGGTGGCCGGCACCACAGGAAGCGGCATCGCGTAGACGCCCCGCGCATTGATCTGCAGCAACCACGGACTGTTGCCGGCATCGAAAGCGACGGCGTTGCAGCGGCTGGCGAGGTAGTCACATTTGAACTGGCCTTGCTCGTCCGGAAAGCCTGTGTAGGCTGGCAGCCGAACGTTGCCGACTTCCTGGCGGATGCGGTGCATGTAGCGCTCAGGAATCAGCATCCTTGCGCGCTCAAGGTCGTCCTCTGGCAGTTCGGCCATGACCTGCCGCCCATATCCGCCAGCCACCTGCATGACCTCGGCCATGGCGCCGCTGTACCAGGTCGGGCGCTGCTTGACGTACTGAGTGAAGGTGTAGATGCCCTGCTCGCGCGGCTCGAAGTATTGGAAACGCGGTTCGTACTTGATGACAAAGCGTTGCAACGCCACGTCCTTCGGCGGAAGCGCCGCTTTCGGGTCGTAGGCCACCAGCCGGCGCCGGGCCTGCTCGGTCAACCTTATGCCAACGCCCTGCCCATCGGTCAGCACCTGGGCGCGGGTGATGACGCCGGAGAACAGCATGGGGATGTTGGTCTGTGCCACACCGTCGAAACGGAATTGCGGAAGTTCATGCTGCTCGAGCACCAGGATGCGAAACACCCCGCCCATGTCGATGGCCACCGCCTGCCGACCGCTGGGCAGATCAGCAACGCGCTTCAGGCTGGCCAGCTCAGACGCCTGCTTGAAGTTCGTCAGGTTCCTGGCCAGCCGCTCGACAGCGGCGGCATCGTCGGCGGAGAGTTCCGCGTCTTCCGCGAAACGTCCGTAGGGGCGCGGCGAATACATCGGCTTAGACGGTAAGGTTCAGCCGGTAGCCGATATCGTAGGTATCGCCGTTCTGGAACACACGAGTCGCCGCGTACTTCGACGCCGATACCAGCGCACCCGTGGTGCCACCCTTGGTGCTGTTGGTCAGCAGCGCGGCGCCGTTGACGTTGAGCTGCGACGCTGTGGCGATGGTTACGGTCGCCACGGTGTTCATGTTGTCGATGGACCCGGTAGCGGTGTCGGTCGGCGTCCAAGCTGGGCGGGTAGCGCTGGTGTAACCCTCGGTCATGCTGGTGATCTCCGAGGCCACCGCGGCGAAGTTAGCAGCGGTCCAGTTAGCAGCAGGTGCTGCCGTCCCAGCGAACAGGGCCAGGAAATACGACACCTTGGGCTTACTGCCCAGCGCGATGTTGAGGATGTGCGCCAGGCCCTCGGTGGGGATCAGGTTGTCGCCCTCCTTCTCCCACTCGCCGCTGTTGATGCGGCCGAAGTACTCGCCACCGGCCAGTACGCTGAGCCGCGGGAAGGCAATGCCGTTTTCGGTGATGTCGAAGCTACCAGTGGCCAGGTCGGCGGCCATTTCTTTGCGCAGAGCGCTGCTAATGCGTTGCATAGGGTTCTCTCCGAAGTCCCATGCCGCACTCCTGCGCAGCGATTGAAGGCCCGATATTCGGGGTGATTCAGCTTACTGCCGTCAGTAGACGGCGGTCGAACACTACAGAGGTACCGGCACGGCCGGTGATGCCGGCGAGCACGCCTGCATGAACCTCGGCGATGGCGCCACTGCTGGTGCCCATGACGTAGCCGTTCTCCGCTAGCCACACGGCGACCGGCGAGCCATCCGGTGATGCGTTGGTGCCTACCACCTCGGCAGGGACCAGGACTGCACTACCAGGCACCGGAGCCCGCGATGCACGACGCGACACGCTCAGGCTTGCCGGATCAGCGCCATCCAGAAAGGCGACATGATCGACCTGGCCCACCCAAATGCCGCCATCCACCGGCTGCACGAAGGTTATGCGCTGGGGCATCTGCACGAAGCCGTAGCGCTCATCGTGCAGGTGGTAGGCCAGGGCCTCGGAGAAGCGCAGCACGTTGGCGCGCGCGATCAGCAGACGCCCGCGCCAGTAGGCCAGGTGCTTGCCGGTCGGCATGGGCGACAGGTGGCGAAACTGCGCCGGTCGGCCCAGCTCCGGTAGCGTCGGCAGGATGACCGTGGCCGCGCCCAGCGGGTAGTCGCCGGCCAACAGCAGCTCGCCACCATTCGCTCGCGTCAGGTAGAGGCGCGCGCCGGTCACACTGGCATCCAAGCACAGCGGAAAGGTGACTTCCAGCGCGCCGGCATCGGTCACGTCCGCGAAGGCGATCAGCGACGGCGCCGACTCCTGGGGGCCGCGCAGCCACGCCACAGCCGCGCCGTAGGTGCCTTGACTCAACGATCCGGCGCCTGCCACCAGCAGCGGCGGCGCCGGGGTGTCCAGCGTCAGGCGCTCGGCCTGCGCGCCATCGTAGGTGAAGATGCCCGCCGTTCCGGCGACGCACACCCGATTGTTCAGCACCTCGTGGGACAGGTCCCCTTCGCCGATCTGTGCGAGCGGCTCGAACGTCCATGAATGCGGATCGACCTTTCCCCACTGGTCGCCCAGGGCGCCGAAGGCGTCGCCGTGCAGTGGGCTTTGCCAGAGTTGGCGGAACGGCTGGTCCGTGACCTGGCGCACAGAGGCCCGCAGTTGCGCCTTGCCGGCCGGCGACAGGTCTATGTTCACCGCATCACGCACATAGAGCCTCGGGCTCTCGCCGCCGCGTTGCAGCGCGGCATCTTCGGCGACGTTGTTGATGCCGGCCAGCGGCACCAGGGAAGTCGTGGCCATCAGAAAGCTCCTTTGCGGTACTGATCGGCGTTGCCGTCAGGGCGGATGTAGTGGACACCTGGCCGCACATTGGGCACGCCCACATCCACTGAATCCAACCCTACAGGTGCCACGGACTGGGCATTTGGACCCGGTGGGGTGAAGATGTTGCGGACTCGCATGCGATCCGCGAAATGCGACGGGTCGTATTCGCAGATGAACGACTCCCAACCGTCCGGCTCAACCCCTCGCACCCGCAGCGAAACCCAGACTGTACCGAATGCTGATGTGTCGGTACCGCTTGGAATGGTCGGCATCGGCGGTCCAACATGCAGCGACTGCCACTGGTACGGACCTTCTCCACGCGAATATCCCATAGCCTGCGACGGGAATCCGGTCATCTGGAGTCGACGATCCAGCAGCGATACCCATGTAGCCCCACCCGGGCCAGGAGCCGGCAGACCAGCAGGCCGAACTGTTTGCGGGCCGTAATAGGGGCCACGGTCTACGGCAGGCACCCCGAGTAACATCGAATCAGCACCGGCGAACTGTGTCACGAACTGAGTGCCATCACCCACGATCGCCCAACCCATGCGATACGCCTGCAGACCCCGCGGCTCCAGGTAGCGACGCTTCAGGTAGATCGCATGCTCACCCATCTTCGACACGTCGCCCAGCGGGAAAGGCTTGAGGATGCCCAGGTAGGTGCTGATGCGCGCCGAGCCGAATCGCTCACCCGGCGGATAAACCAGCGTTTCCCCTACATAGTGCAGGTTACCGGCTGGATGGTTCTGCTTGGCCTGCTCGGGTGCCTCCTTCACCGCCCAGATGGTGTGCGGCGTGAGACGCGGCTTGGATGGCTGGAACACTTCAGCGTCGGGCCATTCGTCCACCGTCAGCTTGCGCAGCTTCAAGCTCACGGCTGGCAGGCCGTAGCCGTCCACCTTGATGCCGGCGTCGATGTTCACGCCCATGATGCGCACCGTCGGCTCCTCGATGTCCGGCGCCCGGATGCCTGTCGCGTACAGGACGTACTGATTCAGACCGGGCTTTCCGAGCACCGCTCCGGTGTTAACCGCCTGATCAACCATGATGTTCTGCGGCGAGTACGGCGGCGCGCCGGTCTTGGTCACCACCAGCTTGTCGCCCATCCTGAGCAGGTTGGTGCCTGGAACCGTGATGGTCTGCTTGCGGTCGGCGATCTTTGCCTGGCCGAACAACTGCATGTTACTGCCGTCCGGCGCCACCGGACGCCATTGCAGGCGCACGAAGGCCGAACCGAATTCCTCGGCGTTCGCCCCGAAGGTCGCGACCTCCGGCGTCACGTTGTGGATGCGCGGATCGCCGAACAGGTCTTTGTGCGCCCACCTCGGCCCGATCGCGTTGAAGTGGATCGACAGAGCCGCCAGGCCCATGTTCAGCATGTCGTTGCTTACCGGATCGACATAGCGCGTGTACAGCTTGACCTCGGGCAACTTGATATCCGGCGGCTCGATGCTGTAGCGCGGCTCGATGCTGATACCGCGAATGGCGAAATCGATGAACGCGATGCCGATATCCACCGAGTCGAAGCCGCCGATGCGGTCGAAGTAACGCCGCGTGTTCTCCAGTCTCGCCACACCGAAAGCGCTTTGAGCATTCCCGGTCGGCACCAACACCCTCGCGCCGTTGTAGACGGCATGCCAATTCAGGATCGGCGGCGGTTCGATGCCTTCCAGCGGCAGGTAACGGCGGCCGTAGGCAATCATGGCTGCAGTGGTGATCTGCGGCGGCGCCACGCCGCCTGGCAAGATCGGCCTGGCATTGTTGTCGATCTGCGGGAAGCCGGCCGGCGGCGAAGGCATGCCGATGGTGCCCACTTGACGGTTTCGGTTCTCCACCAGCGTCCACTGCGACCAGGGTGGCGGGTTCAACTCGCTGTCCGGGTCGTACTCCTGGACCACGTACTGGCGCAGGTTCCACACGTCTGCGCGGCCCCAGCGGTATTCTTCCTGGACGGTGCTCTGGAATCCGGCCGGCTCGGCAAAGGTGAGCCAGTTGTTGATCGCCTGCTGCCCCCACAACTCGGCGAAGCCTTGAGGCGCGACCGTCTGCGACTCGGGAATGATCCGCGTGCCGAATGCCGAGGAATCCCAGCCTGGCGGCTCCAAGAAGCGCGTGCCGCCGACCATAGGTCTGGCCACGGCATCCAGAAACGTGCCAATGGGCTCCAGAACGCGCGTTCCCTGACTGACCCATGCCGTCCCCATGCCTGGCGCTGGAACACCAGCATTGAGCTGCACGAACTGGCGTTCGTGGCTGATGCGGTGGACATCCGGGATCGCGGTCGCCAGTAGGCCGCCAGGCTTCAGATAGCGGGTGTACAGCCAAACCGTGGGATTCGCGCCCCACGGCGGCGGCGCAATGTTGCCGGCCGCCACATAGCGGTTTCGGTTGATGATGTTCGCCTGCCCGCTTTGGTAGGCGACAAATCCGGTCGGCTGAACCGTTCGGTGCTTGTTCTGTGCGTTGTGGGATCCGATGACGTTCGAATTGAAGCCGTAGGCCGAAACGAACGTGCTGTACTTCCAAGCCTTGGCGGCGCCGAACACTTGGTGCGACGATCCTACAGGCAACACAAAGCGATACTGAGTACGGATCGCCGGTGGCGGTACCATGGAATCGCTGAATCCGCCCGGGAAAACCGTTTGGCCCTCTACCGGCGGCAACTCACCCCACTGAAGCAGCACAGCATTGGACGCTGGCGGCACGTAGCCGGGGTCAACGGTAGAGAAGTCGAGATCCGCCGATGCGTGCGGGTCCGGAAGGATTGTCCGCACTACCCGGGCATCGCGCGAGAGCAGCGGTGGCTGAATGCCCCAAGCTCCGATGGTTCCTTCGGGAAGGTTCGCCGGCGGGCCGCCACCCAGCGTGACGTTGCGACTGCTGGAGGGGACGTAGCCGCTGGGTACTGCGTCAAAACGCAGCTCTACGCCCGTGGTCATAGCTACTCCAGCACGATGCGATCGGCGATCACAGCGTTGATCAGCGGCGAGTTCTCATCGTCCAGGCCGACTACGTACATGGTGGTACCCACCTTCGCGATGACCGGAATTTCGAACAGACCTGATGAGTCGCTGCGTCCTCTACCGATCACCGACCCTGTTTCGCGCTCGTGAACATGGACGATGCGGGTAGCAGGCTGGCCAGCCTGGTCCACGACGGTGCCCGAGACGGTTCCACCGTAGATGGAGCATGTCACCAGTGTGACACCACCCTGAACGATCGTAGTCAGGTCGGTGGAAGACACCACAGTGGTGCCGTTGAGGACCACCAGCTTGATGGGGAGTCCAGCAGTTTGGGCGGTGTTCTTGATGGCCACATCAACTTGCCTGCCCGGAACGACACGCGCCACGAATTGGACGTTTTCACTGGATCGGTTATGCGTGCCGCGAAATAGCGCCAGGTCGGCGTTGTAGTTGCCCGAAAAGCTGGTAATACCTGAGTCGACACCAGTCGGGTGGAAGATAATCGCCAGGCGCAGCCCGCAGTTGATCGAGTAGTACCGGCTAACTCCTGCGATCGCCTGTGAGTAGTGCGTACTGGCCGAGGTGAACTGGTAGGGGACAATCTCCACACCGCACTCGGTTGAAACAACCAACCTATCGGCCCCGCCGGTCCACAACGGCGGGATTGGTAGCAGCGTCGCACTATCATCGGTGCTCGGCCAGCTAGGGTTATAGGCAGTCGTTGAGCCTTGGAAGTCGGCCACCCAGGCGGTATAGATGTCGTCGAGCGATGTCGCACTGGTGACGAATGATGGAGAGACGAATTTTTCGCCGTCCAGGTCGATGGTGTCGGCCATTAATTCGCTCCTTCAACCGGTTGACCGAGGATCGTTTCGTCTGGCCAGTAGCCTTTCGCCTGGTGCCACTGGGCATAGCGCTCCAGCAGCACCCTGTCTCCGACCTGGGCGCCGTAGCGCACACCGTAGTCGATAGCCCACTGCTGCTGGCAGCGGTCGGGCGGACATGGAGCCTGCTCGTGAACGAACATCTGGAACGGAGGCAAGGCGCCTACAGCCTTCCAGTTGACGTACATTTCCTGGCTCGGCGTCAGTTCAATGGGCCTGGGCTCGATACCCTTGACACCGATATCCTGCGCTGGCGGCTTGCCCGAGCCACTCATCAGCCTCATGCAGCCCTCACAATCACAGGGGCGTTCAAGCGGCCGGCATGCCACGCAGTGACAGTCGGCATTCTTCTCGTGCGGGTGTTGATGCCCTTGCATTTCGCACTCCTGCGCGCAGGCGCTCAGACCTTGAAGATTTTGTTGGTGCCGTTATCCCAGGTGACGATGATGTCGCCGCCGTTGGGGGTGATCGGCAGGCCGGTAGCCGTGTCGATGAATGCAATCAGCGGGCTGGTGGACTCGGTACCGGTGTCCTTGTAGATGATGATTGCCTCGATGCTCGCGCCGGACACACTGGTGAACGTCACATCCGCACCGTCGGCGGCGCCGCCAGTGGTGGTCTTCGCGGTAAGAGTGACCGGGCCAGCGATCCGGGACGACGACGGGATATCCGACAGGTACTGGTGGATCGCAGTCTGCGGCGTGTAGGCGCCGGTATCGACCAGGATCACCTTGATCGTGTCGGCCATCCAGTTGAACTGGCCCTCCAGGAAGCGCTGGCGGGCATAGTCATAGAGGGTATTTGCCATCAGGGGTGTGCTCCAGGTCTTGGAGCGCACTCCTGCGCGCTGCTGCGGGGTTTTGAATAACGGTGCCTTCGTCGGCCGAAATCTGCAGGCGCGCCACCTGCCCGGACTTCTTTTCCAGGCGGATGGCAGTACCATCGATCAGCAGTACCTCTCCGACCTTCAGGTCCACGCTCATCTTCTTGCTCATGGCCAGAATGCCTCTACATGGTGAGGAACATCCTCACGGGTGATGCGCCGCAGGTCGGAGTCGGGGCGCTCGCCGAAGTAGGCCGTGAAAGCGGCTTCGGCCAGCGCGGCGCGGTTCGGATCGAACGACTCCATGTCGGGGATGCTGAAGCCGCGATGCAGCGCCCACTGGACCAGATGCCGGTGGTGCTCGGCGTGAATCTCCGGCTGCGCGGTGTCCTTGTCGGCCAGCGCCATGTCAGCCAGGGGCGTGCGGTAGCCCTCCACGCGCAGAATGCCAGCCCGGTCGGGGGTTGGCACCAGGCGCAGCGAAGTGTCGCCCTGGATGGCGTACAGCGGCTTGCCGGTGCATGCGCGCCATTCCGGCAGCTCCACGTCCAGCACCTCGGCCGACTTCAGCACCGGCATGGTCGGGCGCGACATATCGGCCGGGTAGAAACCCAGGTGCGACAGTTCGTATAGCGACGCATGCAACTGGTAGACGGCAGTTCCGGCGACCACCTCGGTGCGGCACACGGCGTCGGCCTGGCTCTCGTGGATCAGCCTGCCGCGCACGGCGGCTTCGCGCACTGCGTCGTTGAGCCAGTCGGCCACGTCCTGGTCCGACCAGAAATACGGCTCCACCATGTCGTTCGCGTCCGTGCGAACTCGGCGGATCAGGTCGGCCAGCGTCATACCGCGCCACCGAACTGGTCGATGCGCGCGTGGACGGCATCACGGGAACGCGCCAAGCCGTGCTGCTTGACCAGGTTCAGGCCGTAGCGGTCCTTGGCGAATGCCGCCAGGCTGGTGAAGTCGGCGAAGTTGTCCACCTCCCGGTGCAGGGCCGATAGGTCTTCCTCCTTGCGAGCGCGCTCCTGCTGGGCCTGCTGAGCCTGCGCGATCACCTGCTTGGTGTCGTCGCCGGCCGGCGCGGGGCCGGTGGAGCGCTCGAACAGGTCGCGATGGTTGAGGAATCGACGCGCCAGATCGCCGGGCACGCTACGCACCTGCCCTTGGGTGAACATCAGCCCGGAGCCATACAGGCGGTCGGTGAAGCTTTCCCGCGGTCCGATGTACTTGATGGGCACGCCGTTATCCAGCATGGGCACGCCGTCGCTCGCCATCTGCGCCACCAGGGCCGCATTCTTGCCCAGCACCTCGTTGAGTTGGTCTTGCAACTCAGCCACGCGCGCGTCGGCGTCCTGGCTCCCGGCGTCCGGGATGTCCTTGAGTGCATGAACCACGGCGCGGAACAGATAGTCCTTGACCTTCTGCGACTCGGGCAACTCGGCGTAGGGAACGCAGCACGGGTGCGTCTTCGCCTCGAAGTCCTTGACCTCGCCATGGACCCAGCCGTTGGCCAGCTTGTCCGCCAGCCAGGACTCATGGGACTGCTCGGGGGTGGTGTCTGGGTTGTCCAGGTGGAGTTGCACGCCGGCCAGGATGCCGCGCTGCATGTCTTCCGGGCACTCGGCGAACGGTGGTGCCACCTTGTCGCCGATGGCGAGGCAGTAGGCGGAATTGATCGCGTGGGCGATGGTGGCGATGAGGATGGGTTTCAT